AGGATGACGCGCTGCATCAGGCGGCCAGAACGCCGCCCGCGACTCCCGAGGTGAAGGCCGAGGCCCGCAGCGTCATGTAGCGCGCCAAGCTCACTTCCAACGCCATGACCTGCCCCGCGGTGCCGGCCGGGATGGCGATCTCACCGGACATCAGCGCCTCGCGGAAGCCGTCGACCAGCGCGCCCGAGGAGTTCGTGTACTGGAACGCGCTGTTGTCGGCCTTGCGGCTGTCGGCCGCCTCGACGACGAGCGTCCCGACGAACACCGCGCCCGAGGGCTGGTTGATCATCACGAGCGCAGAGTGCCGAGGGTTGAACGGGGTCACGTCGCAACAGGCAGCGACGACCGCGGTGCCGGCGAATGCGCCGTTGCCCGCCGATCCGTCCAAGGATGCCGTGGTCGCTGCAACCGCAGAGACCGACCAGTCGCCGTTCATCGAGGTCAGCGTGGTCACCCCGACGATGCCGATGCGCTCGCCGTTCTTCAGCCGGTGCCCGGCCGTGACGGTTGCGACGATGGGTGTGGCGTTGGTGCCGCCGGTGATGAGAATGCCGCGAGCGGCGGAGGCGCAAGTACCGAGACTGCGCGTTTTGATGGACATGGAAACTACTCCCGGCGGAGAAAGGCCCCGCTATCCCACCGGAAGAAGGCGACCCGGTCGCGCCGCCGGGCCAAATCCCCGCCCGACTAGGGCGACAGGAATGCTATGACACGAATTGGAGGAGCGGGGAACTTCAGGCTTTGCAGGCAAAGTCTCGCAGGGCTCACCACCGCCACGGCAGCCCCCCGATGACGTGCTCCAGCATGTGCTTGAGCTTCGGGTTCTTGGCGAGACCATCACCCTCCCGCCCGCGGCGCCCGGCCACGTCCTTCGCGAGCCCCTGCTCGACCAGCGAGAGGTCGTCCATGCGCAGCGCGCGCGTCTCGTACTCACGATGCAGAAACTCGACCGTCGAGCGCAGCCCACTGTTCGCCAGCTCCTGCGCCTTCAGGAAGTTCGGCGCCTCGACCTTGATGCACTCGCCCGCGAACATCGCCCCGGTGATCTTCGCCCCGTTCAGCACGCCGTCGATCGAGAAGAAGTACACCGGGAACCGGGGCAGGAAGTCGATCTCGAAGCGCGCGCGGGGGGCAATCAGGCTCGCCAACTGGTCCGCGTTCAGGATCAGCCGACGCTGGGCGAGCTCGCGATTGACCTCTATGCCCTTCGCCTGGGCCTCTGGCTCGACGTTCTCCGCGCCGATCGGGTTGCCGTGCTCGTCTACGAGGTCCATCGTTCACTCCATCCGGTATCCGGTCGGCGCGCTGTGCTTGTCCAGCTCCGCGAGCCAGTCCATCGTGAAGGGCTTCGGCCCCTTGGGCTTCTTGCGCTCGCTCGCCTTCATCGCCGGCAGCGGCCGGCTCATGCAGGCGTAACGCTCCTCGTCAACCGGGTGATCCTCCTGGTCGGTGTCCAAATCCTCGATCTTCAGCTCGTCGTGCTGTACCGCCTGCATCACTCGGATCGCGTCGGGCTGATTGTCCATGAGGAAGAACAGCGGGTTCTCGCCGTCCAATCCGACTAGGCGCGAGCGCATCTGCTCCCATCCAGGCAGCCGCCGCTTGTCCGCAGGCCGCATATTGAGCGAGATCCCGTTCAGCTTCGTCTTCATCGCCCGCTCGGCCAAGCTCGGCCCACCGTCCTCGTCGAACATGCTGGTGTCGACCACCGTGTACCGGATCGGCTCGGTCCCGGTGCGCTCGAGCACCCCAGCCGCCCACCGCTCCACGATCATCTTGACCCCCTTGTTGTCCTCGCCTTCCTTCTTCCCGTACCACTCCCGGTAGCGCACGATCGCACCGCGAGGCACAAGAATCTCGTTCCCAAGCACCCCCTTCGCCTTCCAGTCCTCGTCCGCGATCCCGTACCAGCCCACCGAGAACGGCCGCGCCGAGCCCCAGTCCACAGCGATAAAGCGCCGCGAGAACACGTTCATCGGCAACTGCACCGCGGAAAGGACGTGGCGCGCGAGCGAGAACTCCGGGAAGAAGCCCCCGGCGATGATGTTCCAGTCGCCCGACTCCATCGCCCGGACAAGGGCGGGATCCCCCAAGCCGCGCATCCGGGCGACGTACCCGGGATCGTCCTCAATCATCGAAGGGTTGTCTGAGATCAACCCGCCGATGTACTGCCGCACCATCCCGCCCTCGATGTCGGACATCCTGGTCGGCGTCGAGATACCCGTGGCGTTCTCCAGGCCGAAGGTACGCTTGACCCAGTGGTGCCCGATGTTCCCAGGGTTCGAGGCCGCCACGATCCGCGGGAACAGATCGTGCCGGTTGACCTCGCCGTGCGGCCCGATGAAGCCCTTGCGGTACTTCTCCGGCAGCTTGATCCCCACCATGCGCAGGCGAAACCGCAGGTAGCGATAGATGATCTCGGTGAAGGTCGTCAGCTCGTCGAGCAGCAGGACGTGAATCTCCGCACCGTGGTACTTGAAGCGGTGCGCCTCGTCCTTGCAATGGCACAGGTAGATTCGCGAGCCGTTCCAGAATCGAATCTCGGTCTCGACGATCGAGCACCACCCCGCGCTGACCCAAGAGGCCAGCAGATTGCGAAACCCCTTCGGCCCCTCCATGTGGTTGCGGATCAAGTCGTCCTCGACCCGGCGGAAGATGTAGACCTGCAGCCCCACGATCTCCGTGCACCACATGATCGCGGCCACGCGCAGCAGGTGCGACTTGCCAGGGCCCGCAGAGCCCCCGAACAGCAACTCCGTCGCGATCGAGATGAACGCAGAGAACTGCTTCGGCCAGAAATGCAGGTTCAGCGCGGAGGGGTTCCCGCCATCAGGCATGCCCGTTGCCCTTCTTCCCGTCCGGCAACACCCCCACCGTCATGTTGATGATCGGCGCAGCAGTCACCGGATCGACCGGCTTCCCGTTCTTGCCCAAGTTCTGTATCTCGGTCGGGATCAGGCGCGCGGCGATCTTGTAGAACTCGGTCGGCGTATTCGCCGCCCATGCGGTGAACGCCTTGTGCCCGCCGATTCCCTCGTAGGCGACCTGGATCGCCTCGCGAAACGTCGCGGTCAGCTTGTTCGGCGTGCCCTTCTTGCGCCCGCCGCGTCGCTCTCCAGGCTTCGAGCCGCCCCTATGGCGTTTTTGCGCTACTTCAGCCATTCTCCCCACCCTGCCCGGCCCGCTCGAGCATGTCCATGACCTGCGCGAGCCCGAGCCCGGCAAGCGTCTCCAGCGTGGCCGGAGACCCCACCGCGCCCGTCCCCACCTTGCCGTTCTCGCACTCGGCCGTAATGATCATGGCGACCGGGTTCCTCGCCATCAGCTTCTCGAACTGATCGCGCATCATGGCGACGTTCTCCTCCCGGGTCGGGCTCGCCCCAGGCTCGAACGTGGTGAACTTCGTCTCTTCCATCAGGAGGCTCCAGGACAGCGGGCGAGCTGCTCGATCAGCCTGGCGCGCTCGCGCTCCAGCAGGTTCAGCAGCTTCGCCGCGTGCCCGTACCCGGGCGTCTGCACGTTCCCATTCCTGACCTGCCCGACGTAGCCGCGCGAGAACCCGCACGCCATCTCGATCTTGTAGTCGAGCCAGCCGAGCCGGTTCAGCTCGTCCAGGATGTCCACGGCCTTGATCTCGTTTGGGATCATCAGAACGGCGCACCATCTGGCTGCGGTCTTGCGATCGGCGCGACACGCTCAAGCGCTCCCAGCGTCGGTCGCGTTGTGGATTCGGCGGTCAGTGCGACCGCGAACGCGCTCCAGGTGTCGCCCTTCAGGCCGTACAGCGGACCAGGCGCGCGCTTCGTACCTACCGCGATCTCCCGCCCTGGACCGTAGCGATCGAGGAGCGAGGCGCGAATGTTCGAGTCCGTCGCGCGCGCGCTCCCGCAATGAAACAATTTGACCTCGCGCCGGTAGACGAGCTGCGATTGGCCGCCGCGGAATTCCCATGCCTCGAGAAAGCGACCGATCCACAGGCAGGTCTCGAACACCTCGCGCCCGACCGGCATTCCGTAGGAGGCTATCATCTCGATCGCGAGAAGGTCTGCGGACGGCTCGCCATTGCGCAGGGATGCGAGCACGTCGGCATTCGTGAACTTACCGGACAGCCGAGGGGCGCCGTCGACCAACTCGCACCAGGCACTCTGCTCGTTTCCTGGATCGACGCCGAGGATCTTCATTCGATCCGCCCACGCCGGCTTGGATTCAGCATCCGCTCGACCCGCTCATACGCGAACCCGACCGCGACATACGCGTACTCGTGGCGAACGCCGTCGCGGTCGTAGAAGAAGCCGACGATCAAATTGCGCTCCTCGCGCTCCTCGGGCTGTGGTATTGCGTAAGCTACCTCGCTCATGCCCGATTCCATT